GGGCTCATCATGCTCTGCGCGTCCTGCGCGACACCCTGCGCGCTGGCCGGTCCCTGCCCGGCCCAACCCCCGAGCAGTCCCTGCGCCTGCTGCAGGCCGCCCTGTAGATACTGTTGTTGCTGCGGCAGCGCCATGCCGCTGATGGCGCTGTAGATGTCACCTGTGGTGCCGCCGATCTGCCGCGCCATCCCGGTCGGGTCTGTGCCGGTGCCGTAGGCAAAGCCCTGCTGCTGGCCGGGCGACAGGTCGGCCACCTGCTGCCCGCCATAGGGGGTGAACAGGTTGGGGTCTTGCGACAGCGTCTGGGCGGTGCCGACAGCCTGCTGTGCCGCGCCGGTGAGCCACGACGGCAGTTGCGTCGACGAGGTGCCGGACGTGTTCGAGGTGTTGTCGGTGGCGGTCTGCTGGCTACCGCCCTTGCTCTTGTAGACGCCGCCGAACGCCAGGTGGTCGATCTGGCCGCCTTCGTTAAATCTCATGTCAGCCTCGTTTCATCACAGCGCGGCGGAACAGCGCGGCCAGCGGCGATGTCACCACGACATGGCCGCCAGGTACGGCTTTCGCAGCGGCACGCGCGGCGGCGCCAACACCGCCGGGGCTGGCAACGCTCTCATGGGCCACCGCACCGGATGGCGTGCGCCCCTGCACGACACGCGGGGCCCCTGATGCAATCGCATGCCGCTTGCTCTCGGGGTAGCCGAGCTGCTGCGCCAGATGTCCATCGGTCACCGTGCGCGCCTTGGTGAACTGCTTGGCCTGCGCCCGCGAGTTGGTCACCAGCGTGCCCTCGGGCCGCGTGGCCTTTACCAGTCCCGGCGGTAGCGTGCGCGGCACCTTGGTGCCTTTGGCCATGAAGGCCGAGGTCTTGGGACTGCGCGGGTCCGCGACTGCGCCGATCTGCGCCGCCACATCGGCCACCGGTTCCGGCAGCGTGCCCAGCAGGCCTTGCGGCTTACGTGCCATCAGGGGGCGCCAGTTCTTTATAAAAGTGAGGGAGCCACGGTCGCCAGCCAGTCTTGGCCGCGACTCGTCCCCACCCAGGACGCCCGATACCGGTCGCCTTCGTGCAGCCATTCTCGACGGCCCATGGGACAATTTCGTGTTCGAGCGCGAGAACGTCATGGAGTTGGCCCGCCATGAGCCAAAAGTGGACGGTCTTTAGAAGTGGATACTCGTCCAGCTCTGTAACGATAACTCCCCCCTCATTCTCCCACAGCTGCGCCTTGCCGGCCTTGAGCATGCTGACCACATCATCGAGTCTGTGTGTCGCGCCGCCATACTCCAGCGCCTTCTGCAGCCTGTGTGCCTTCTCGCCCCCGCTCAAACTCATCGCGGCACCTGCTCGGTGTGAAGCACACCGCTCGTATCGACCGTAATTTTCCACGTACTGCCATCCGGCGCGGTCAATCCGATGTAGGGGAACACCGTCGCGCCATTGGCATCGGCCTTGCGGTTCAGCGCGTCTGCGACTTGCGCCAGCCGCTGGTTGATATCGCCTGAGAGCGGGGCAACGAACGGCGCTGCGGGATGTCGGAGATGCGCGACCATCAGCGCTTCCCCGCCTTCGCCAGATCGATCCGGGTGCGCCCGACACTGAACGGCGCATCGGCCGTCGCCTCAAGCCGCATCCGAATGCTGCGTCCCGACACCCGCGTATCCATGAGGCCTTTGTGGATTTTGGTGTACAGCCCGGTGTCGGTCTCGGTGCTGTCCCCTGGCTCCTCACGCGCGAAGAATCGGAACCCGAAATGGGCCGCCAGCACCGGGTCCGTCGTGCTGTCGAACACCAACTGTTTCACATGAAACCGAATATCCCCCTCGCCCTGGTTGATGCTGCCGCTTTCCACGAACACCTCGCCGGCACTGGCACGTGGCGCCCCGTTGTCGGTCCAGCCGGTCTCGTGCTGATAGAGCGCGCCGCCCGTGCCGCTGGGGCCGAGGCCGCCCAGGATCGGATAATCCAGCGTGCCGATGCGATCGCCCGCGGTGCGTGCGCGTCGACCCAGCAGCCAGTAGCCCGCCACCGATCCGGCCTGGCCTGAATAGACGCCCGGCAATACGCCCGAGTAGTTCATCGCGATGTAGCGGTTGCACTCGCCCGAGGCCGAATTCTCATCCGGCCAGTCCCACCAGATTTCCGCGAACTGCGGATTGGCCGAGCCGAACAGCCGCCCGATGCTGCTGGCCTTCAGCACGCTGAAAAACCAGTTCTTCACATCGCAGCCCAGCACCTGCACGTTGCCGTTGTAGAGCCAGAAATTCTGCAGGCTCATCCAGGCGACAAAGCCGCCAGCGCCGGCCACCGCGCGCGGCGAGATCGGCCCGCAACCGGCCGCAATCTGATTGATGCCATACGCGTAGGGCGGCCCAACATAGGTCATCAAGTGAACGTCGTTGGTGGTGAACAGAAGAATGCCAGCAGCCACTTTGCAGGCGGTCAGCGCATGGGCGTTGGTGACGAGTTGCTTGGAGCCGGCGAGGTTGGTCACGTCCGGCGTCCAGACCGTCATGTCCTCCTGATCGCTCCAGGCGACAGCCCGCGGATCTCCCCCAGCGCCATACAGCACCACCTGGCGCTGATCGGTCACGATGACGCCGCGGTTGCCGATGGGCGCATTGAGCACCTGCGTGGCCGGCACGGTCGGTGTCGTTGGGTCCCAGGAATACAGGTGCCCGTCCTGGGTCGGCACCACCACGAGCAGCTCACCGAACGTGTCCATCGACCACCAGTCGGTGATGTGGCCGAGGATGCCGGGCGGTCCGATCGGGCCGCCGCTGGCGCTGCTGATGCCATAGACGCCGTCGCCGTAGAACCCGAGGCCGTAGCCCGAGGCATACCCCGGCGGCAGGATCGGGGGCGCCCCTGTGGGGGTGATGTCGTAGAGCGCCTGGGTGTCGAAGCAATACGCCCACAGCTTGGTGTCGGTGCCGTACGCCGCCCAGCGCTGATAGCTGTTGTCGTGCCAGGTGAGGACATCGCGCGGCACATCGGACACCTCGGTGCCCTGCAGCAGAGCATTGCCGCCAACGGGCACCATGACCCCGCCACGCCACCTTACGTTATTGCTGTCGAACCAATGCCCCGATGTGGCTTCGGAGGTTGACTGCCTCACGATGCCGGGGGGCGGTGATTGGGTGAGCCTAGCCAAGACGCAGCGCTTCCAGGTCTGCCACGCGCGCCGTCAGTTCTTCAATGCGAGCCTCAAGGGCTGTGACGTTGGACCCGTGAACTGCGCCTCTTGCCGTCAGGTTGCCAGCCGCGTCCAGCGTCAAGTTTGTCAGGCTGCTATCAACCCAGCGCCACGCGCCATCAACCGTGCTGCGAAAAAAGAAACTGGTACTGCTCCCTTGGACGTAGAACGCACCGCTGGAGTTCATAATATCGCCACAGGTAACCCGCGCCGCCACCGCAAGATTGCCGGATGCGTCTAATGTGAGGTTGCCCTTGCCGTTCTCGACAAACCGCCACGTGCTGTCGCTGCCCCGCCCAACGTAGTAGTTGCTGGAGCCGCCAACATAAAACAGGCCGCTCGTGCTGTTGACGCTGGCGCCGCTCACCTGACCGGTCGCAACAATGGCAGCCCCTGCCGAGATGGCGCCTGTGGAGCTGATCGCTGCTGCCGTCAGGCCGCCGGTCACGCTCATGTTGCCGGTCACGCCCAGGCTGCCGGTGATCGTGCCGCCGCTGATCGGCAGGTAGCCGGACGCCAGCGTGTGGATCGCGCTGTCGGCCGCCGTCCAGTTGGCGTTCAACAGGTTGCCCCAGGTGTCCTGATTTCCGCCGATCGTTGGTAAGGCAAAACCGTAGTTGGGCGTGGTGGTGCCGCTCATGGCTACTTGATCCCAGCCGGGGGCTTTCCGGGCCACGGGATCGGCGGCGTCAGCGCTGTCTCGACGGGGTCGTCAGCGAGCGAGATTTTCCAGGTAGCGCCAGCGTCAAACGGGACCAAAATCAACCAGCCTAGTGGCCCTAAGCCACGCCTGCGCCCCTGCCAGCCGACCTGGCGTATATAATCCTGTCTATTGCCTTCGCTGAGCACGCCTTTGGTGCGCCGCGCCTGCTTGTCCTCCAGCACATAGTACGGCTTGCCATCGCACGGCACCCACTGGGGGTTGGGCTGCGCGGTGTTGGACATGGAGCCTGCGAAAGTTGCCATATGTGCCTCCTATGGTCCATCCGGGACGACACGCTCGGCTACGTCCTCGGTGGAGAAACGTGGCGTCGGCGGCATGGATTGCGTGCGCAACTGCTGCATCAGGCTGTCGATGATCGGTCGCACCACCCCGTGCTGCCCGGTGTTCAGATGCCGCAGCACGATCTCACACTGCTCTGCGGTGAGTTGAAAGTGCATCACTCGGTTCGGCTCGATCGGCTGCATGTCCATGCGCTGTGCCCCTGGTATGGTGATGCCGCTGTCGGTGGCGCTCATGCGGTACTGCTGTCAGTGAGGAGACCGTAGCTCGCGAGGAGAGTGGCTAGTGCCTTACCAGCGGTGTTGCCCGCCCATGCACCCGAGAGTGTCGGCTTGGCAATCGGTACGGTGTTGTTGAACCCAACAGTGCCTATCAGTTTCGTCGGCACGTTCACGTCGAACTCGGTCGTTGTCAGGCTGGCAAGCTGCGTTGCGACGTTGGCGCCCGTCACGTCAGAGAACCGGAAGCCGCCCGTCGAACCGCCGCCCTTCTGGCAAAGCAGGTGCATCTCGCCCTGCCCACCGCTGCGGTTCCACGTCACATAACTACCGGATGCACTTATTGCCGCGCTGCTCTGCACCAGTAGAAACCCCCCAGCAACCTGCGCCCCTGCCCCAAAATACAGCAACTGGTTGGCCGTCACCTGACCGGCGCCCACAGCAAGGACATCAGCGCCGTTGACCAAGAGAACGTGGCTTGTGCCGCTGCCGGCATTGTAGTTCATCCGGCCGCCGGTAACCGAAAAACCGTTCGCGGTCCCCCAAAGCGCTATATGCTTTGATAGATCGGTGTTCGATGATCCGGTCAGAGAACCGAAGCTGGCTCCGCCGCTAACGGTCAATGCTCCGGGGACTGTTGTCGCACCACCCGTGTTGAACGCCGCCGGAAATGTTCCATTACTGTTTATCCAGCCCTGCGTAATCGGCACGTTGAAGTTGATATTCGGTCCGACGTACGCTTGACCGCCGAGGACCGTGTAGTTCGCCGGGTTGTCGAACACGACCATCGGGCTATTCGCCGTATGGTCAATGTGCATCTCCAGATCATGGATCGTCAGCGACGTGACACCTGCGCCCAGCGTGAACACCGCAACGGTGCCCATTATGAAGTAGTCCCTGACGTAGAGTGTGCGGATTACCGGGGCGGCGACCGCACCGACAACTCTGAAGGCGGATGCCAGCGTACTCGGCTCGACATGGACATCCCAGTACAGGTCGTCGATCGCGCCTCCCGCCGCATACGAAAGGATAGCAGCCGGACCGCTGCCTCCCTGACCGTAACCGACCACATAGCTGTTGAAGTACTTGTGCCCGCGCAGGCCACTCATCCATAGGCCCGGTCCATATTGGCTGACCAGCGAACAGCCGACGAAGGTCTGTTGATTGAACGACTGCAACGCGCCAGGAGCTTGGCCGTCCGCCACCGTGGGATTGCCAGGGTTGTAGGTCGCAGCAAACTGCGAGGTGATCGGGAAGCTGCAATCACCGTCCATGATAATGGCGTATGACGTGGCTGAGTTGTTCTGGTTCTGGATCGTCAGATTGACGAAGTTGCTGCTTTCGGCCGCGCGGTTATAGATGCCAGCGGCGCTGAAAGAACCAAGCATCCGCATATCGCTAAAGCTGCAACTCCCCCCGCCAGCAGTTGGGGAGAGTGCGCGCCCGATCTGAATACCATATTTACAGTTGTTGCTTTGGGAGACGAGGGTGAAGTTCTGGAAGAAAACCCAATACGATTGGATGGCATCCAGACAGACTGTCCCGGCGACCGTGGGAGAGGCTATGATCGTGCTGCCGTTGCCCTCAAATATGGTGTCGCTCAGATTGGTGAGATTGACCGAGCCGACAATCACATATGCCCGGCTGGCTCCAAGCGAGAACTGCTTGTACCCGAAGTATCCCGTCAGCCCACGCAGATAGTTGGCATAGGCGTTGAACGCCGCTGTATCATCGGTTGTCGCATCGCCTTTGGCACCGAAGTCCTCCACCGTGAGCGTCGCAGTCGCCGCGCGATCCTGCGCCGTTCGTGCGACAGTGCCGCCAGTCGCCGTGTAGCTGATCGGCAGGAACGGGCCGCCCGCCGTCGCTGCGGTAAGCTGTTGTAGCGGCACCGCGTGCAGCGCACTCGTGGCATTGCCAGCGAGCGACAGTGCGCCAGACATGACACCGCCAGCGATTGGCAGGAACATGCCGCCGGCGCCAGTGCTTAGCGCGCTATCCAGCACATCGGCGTTTCCGTTTAAGTGCGCCCCCCATTGGCCGTCATCTTTGTCGTAAATAGGCTTATAAAGACCAAGATTTGGGGTGAGTGTATAATCCGTTCCACTCATAGCGCTGCCTTTCTGATCGCACGCCTTCTGCGCTCATTCAACCTGGCGCACTCCAAACACACACGACCGCCCATCTTGTTTATCCAGGTTCTGCTTTCAATGAATGGATGCCCATACTTGCAATGCGTCTTGCGGGAGTTACGAAGGCCACCGACAAAATGCGCTCGTCCTTTAGCCATCATGTCGTGCGTATTATCTTTGGCCGTGCCAAGAAACAGATGGGCAGCGTTTATGCAGCCACGAACATCACAGCGATGAAGGACGAACAGACCATCTGGAATCGGTCCATTTGCCTCCTGCCACGCGAGGCGATGCGCGAAAAACCTTTTACCGCTTCGGCCGCCACCATAGATCCCGTATCCGTTGTTGGCGTACCGACCTTCCCATAAAAGGCAGCCGCTATTCGGCTCAGGAACAGCACGATCTCGCCATGACCGGATCGGCGTGAGGGTGTAGTCGGGGCTGCCGCTCATATCGCGATCCTCCGCAGCCAGACCGTGCCGGAGTTGATAAAGTTCACAGATGATCCCGCTGTAGCGATTGTTGTCGGTGCCCCGCTGATGACCGGCGACCACGTCAGCGCGCCGATCGGGTTCTGAAAATTAAGTTCCAGCTCGGTGCCGATTGTGTACTGACCGGCTGCCACCACAGGCATGACAATCGTCGCGGTGGCGATGCTGGCAGAGTTGCGGATCAACACCATGCTGGTGTGCTGGTTCACCGTGACGGTGCCGGCGTTGGCCAGCGACGCCACAGTCTGCATCTTGCCATGCACCAGGGCGCCGCCCAACTGGGTATTGCCCCATCCATCGTTCGATAATAGCGAGCCGTTAAGGCCCACCTCGGTCTTGATCAGGCCGCCGCCGGTGCCGCTCGGCGTGACCGTGCCGCCAGTGATTGTCAGCACCGACAGGGCGTGGGCCGTGGTATAGATCAGCGTGGTGCCGGTGGTGCCGGTCATTGCCGTGTATCCACCGCTCATGCGGAACACGTCGAAGCCACCGTTATTGTCCGTACCGCTCAAGGTGATGACGAACGCGCCGCCCGGCTGAATGGTGTGAGCGCGGTCGGTGGTCAGCGACACGATGCCGGTCGCCGGATCATAGGAGACGAGACTGGTTGGCTTGATGACGGTGACCTGAAGAAAGTCAAAGCCGCCTGGCGTACCAGCCCCCTCTCCCAGCAGGAAATCCACCTCGCCGCGGCCGGCATGATAGTTCCAGCCTGGCGTCAGCCCGCGCGGCTGGAAGTAGCCCGCCGGAGCGGAGGACGCGCTGGTATTGCCACGGAACGTCACCTGCCCATCGACGTTGACGTTGCCGAGCAGGACACTGGTTACCAAATCATAGCTAAATCCGCTGACGCTACCGAGGGCGTAAGACGACACGTCCGGATCGGTAGCGTTGCGCGGACCGAAGTAGTTGCCATCGCTGCCGCCGTTCAGCCCCCATACGCCGCCAATGCACGCCGCCATCTGGCGTGTCGCCTGGTAGTCGCCGATACGATTTCCGGAGATCCGGCAATAGTCCGGATTAGTGATGGCAATACCGTAATTAGCCGGCAGCACGCGCCCGCTGGCAATCGGGATCGTAAGGCTGGGTGTGGTGACGAAGTTCAGCGTCTTGGTCGTTGTGACACCGGTATTGGCCGTCGCCGCAAACTGCCCGTTCAGATTATTGAAGGCGACGGCAGAGCCGGCGGTGCCGGCAACGCCGGTCATCACGAACGCATCGCCAACGAGCAGCCCGTGATCTTGAACGGTCAGCAGACTGATATTGCCGGCGGCATCGCTGGTGTAGGTGCCGGCAACGAGATTGCAGGACGCAACCGCGAACGTGAATGAGCGTGCCGCCCCTTGGAAAAGAGTGAGCGTCAATCCGGTGGCCACCGTGAAGCATAATACCGCGCCCGTGGTTCCTGCTGTCGCCGTCTGCCAGCCATTCAGCCGGGCAAAGTCTCCCGTGCCGGTCGTGTTGTTGACGTAGAACTGCTCCCCCACCGCGATCTGGTGGGCAGCGCTCATCGTCCAGACCACCGTTCCCGTGGTCGAGTTGTAGGTCGGCGGCGTGACCGAGCCGCTTGCCGGGACGATAAAATGGCTGACGAGCTGATTGGTAACGCTCTGGCCGGGATCGCGCACGGTATTGCCCCAGACGCTGACACGCGTGGCAGACGTGCCGACGTTGATCTGTCCGCTGATCTGCGTGGGGTTATAAATCGCCGGATAGTTGTTATGGACCGTATTGCCGTATATCTCGACGCCATTACACGCCGTGGCAAGAATACCGCCTGCCACATTGTTGCGGACGGTATTATTCACCACACGGCAGTTGCGCTGCCGGATGTTCCCTGCGTTGGAGATTACCGCCGGGCCATAGGCGCCGTCGTGCGCGTCGCAACTGATGATCTCGCAGTCCTCGTTGACGCCGGGTTGACTTGGATCGGAGAATATCGCCGGGCCAGCGTGATTGCTGAACTCACACCCCCGGATATATCCGCCGACCACACCGCCGTAAAACCCGCTGCCAACGTCACGGATGTTATCGAACACGCAGTTGATGAAACCCACGTTGCGGCATTTGACGGCTTTGCCGACGCGACCGTCTTGAATGGCGCAGCTACCGACCTCGGTATCCAACGCTCCAGGGGGCACGACGGCTATAATGGTCCTGCCGCTGGTGCCGGCGGCAGCGACATACTCGCCGGACAGGAACCCGGCGAAGCTGCCGATGCCAGCCGCCGTGCCCGCCACGTAGGTGAAGACATCGCCAACTGCTATGCCTGACGCCGCCACACCTGGATCTGTCTGCAACGTCAAGACGCGCGATGAGTTGACATATGACGACCCGGCGACAACATTGGTGCGCGAGGTGATGCCGGCATACGCAACCGTATTGCCGCAGTCTCTGAAGGTAATGCCGTTGACTTCGCAATTGATGGCACTGACCAGGTTAAAGCCCCAGTTCTTGAAGCTGGTGACGAGACCCTGGCGGCCGCCAACGATGTAAACGTTGCTGACCGATGTATTGCCGCTACCGCCGGTAATGCCGCCGGAAACCCCATGCAACGGCGTCACCAAGGCGCTGGAATATGGCTCCTGATTGATCAGATTGCCGTCCAGCGTGCCGTAAAGCTCGATGATAACGTGCGTGGCGAAAGCAGCCAGCACAAGCGCACCCTGATTGGCACCGTTAGCCACCTTGATGGTTGCGCCGGCTTCGATGACGAGATGCGTATGGGACGGGATGATCAGCGCGGTCGTAGTAATGTAAGGGTTGACGTTGGCTGGGATGACCAAAGCCGCCATACCCGGCGCATTGGTACGATCACCTGACATCACACCGGCCGCCGCGTCGATCGCCTGCTGTATATACGCCGCGAGGTCGGTCACGCCGTCAGGCTGGCCGGACGGCAGAAAGTCAGGCAGGAACCAGGCGCCAGCGCCACCACCGCCACCGACACTAGGGATAGCGGCATCCAGCACGTCGGCGTTGCTGTTCCACAGATCGCCCCAGGTTCCCACCGCCATGTTGCGGATGGGTTTGTAGAGACCAAGATTTGGGGTTTTGGTGTAGTTGGTTCCGCTCATGACACTGCCACCACATCGAATGGGCCTGGCGCCCAGACGCCTGGCTGATTGCCGCACAGCGCGACGGTGCCGAAGGTGCGGAACAGCAGTACGGTGCGTGGCAGCGTCTCGTAGGGCCCGACGCCATAGCCGCCCACGTCATAGGGTGAGCCGATGCCGCCGCCTGCCATCGACAGGGAGCCGCCGTTCGTGGCGTATCTGCCGGTGCCCCAGGTGAACGTGCCGAAGCCGAGGGGGCTTCTGACGAGCGCCACGGCATAGCCGCCTGCGGACACCCGCAGCTCGTCGTACATGTTGCCGCGCACGGGGGAGGTCGCCACGCCGGTGCAGAGCAGAGTGCCGCCGGTCATGGCGTCGTAGAGGTTGACGGTATCGATCGTGCCCCAGTCGGAGCCGCACGCCGGCCACTGCACGCTGGCGGCATTGGCGGCGGTGACGCCATCACCAGTGTCCTCGAAGTGGGAGGGGCGCCGCACATAGCCGCGGCCGGTCACCTCGGTGCCGGCGGCTTGCAGGCCCATCCAGCAGTCGAACGGATAGGTGATGCCGGTTGCCATCAGACAGCCGCCTCACTCTTGGGGCCGCCCCTTAGCCCGCGGACGAGAAGGTGGCCACGCCGAATAGGGATGGTTCTTATTGCGCTCCGCCATGTTCTCGCGCACCGGACAGATCTTGACATTGTCCGGCTCATAAGCGCCCTGATCCCCAAAGCGAGCCATGACATATTGGCCCCTGCGAGGCCCGCGCTGCTCCCATTTGCCGCTGGCCTGCCAGATGTCCCACCACTCCTCGAACGTCAGGAGAAATGGAATGCCGCGTCGTTTGGCGTCCTGCCTGTGGGAATGGTATTTTGGCACGGGCGTTTTGCCGTATTCCAGCCAATACGCTCGTTGCTGCTCTCTTGTCTTCCACATTACGGGAGGATAGCATGCTCAAAAGCATGTTGCCATCTCCTCTCGCAATGGAGCACCACTATAATCCGACTGTTGCTTCCACAGATTGGCTCTTGTTATTGATTGTTGCCACAAACCGTCCATTTGTTGGGTTCTATCGTCGTCCAAGGCCCAAACGGCTCCTTGCTTAACAACACCGAAGAGATAGACGGTGTACAGATTATCGAGGATGACATTGGTGTCTGTGGGCAAGAGGAGTGGCCTGGGTTTACGGTAGTAGCCCACCAAAATCTGCTGGGGCTGCCAGTTCGGGTCCGGGGGATTAGGAATGGCCGGATGAGGAAGCAGTTCGATGCAGTTCGCCACCAGCCTGTAGGCGACGCTGGGGCCGCTCAGCGCGGTGATGGCGTCGTAGGGCTGCCAGCCGATCGGCGCATACTGGTTATTCCAGTGCCCGCTCCACTCGTCCTTCAGCACGAGCATCTCGCCAGTGGTGTTGTCCCTGACGCTCTCCATGGTGGCGAAGTCACTCGGCAGCGCGATGTAGGGCGCGTCGATGGGTTGGATGGCGGACGCCACCTGGCAGCGCGCCCGCAGGGTCTCGGCAAGCTCAGTCTCCACCGCCAGCACCCAACCCGGCATGACACCGTTGGTCAGGATGTCTTGCCGGTTCAGGTAGCTGGCCACGTCGGCCTGGAGCTGTGCCAGAGAGGCCATCAGGGGAACACGGCCACGACGACGCCGTTGGACGGTGGGGCTGCCGTGCTACCGATGGCATTGGTGGCGGTCACCACGCAGGTTGCGGTTGAGCCGGCGTCGGCTGCCACGACAGGCAGGGTTGCGCCGGAACCAGGGATGGAGGTGCCGTCCAGGCTCCACGCGTAGGCGTAGCTGTGCGGCTCTGCTTGCATGCCCTCCCAGTTGCCCATGGTGCAGTTGAGCGTATCGCCGCTCTGCGAGACGAGCGGCACATCGACGTTGACTGGCGGTGCGGTGGGTGCCGGATCGGGGCCGCCCCCCTCCGGTGCATCGATGTCCAGCACCGGCTCGTACTGGCTGCTTTCCAGCACCGCGCCGGCGGCCGCAGTCTCCACGCCCTGCGCGAGCGCCATATCGCCGGCAGCGCTGAGAGCCTCTGCCTCGGGATACAAACGTATCAACAGCACCTGGTCGAGGCCCTCGACCAGCACCGGCTCGATGGTGCCGCTCATTGGTCGGTCTTCGGGATTGGCACATTCTGGGCCGCGACCAGCGTCGCGCCCTGCTCCCAGGTTTCCTTGCCCTGCGCGAGCGCCTTGGCTGCCACGTCCTCGGCGCTATCGGCGTCGGGATAGAGGCGATGCAGCAGCACGGGGTCGATGCCCTCGACCATCGTCGGCTCAGCGCCCTTGGTCTCGGGCGTCTGTGCGACGTGCCCCGCCATCGGCGTCATGCTCCCGGCCGTTGCGGGAGCGCCACCGACGCCCGGTGTGGGCTTCATGCTACCGGCATGCGGAGCGTCGTGTTTGGTTGGGCTGGCCATGGTGGTCTCCTTCAGATGCGTCGTCCGTCGTCGGTGCGGAATACGCGGTTGTCGCGCTCATCGAGCCAGGCATTGAGCGCTTTCTGGTCTTTCGTGATGCCGAGCTTCTGGAGCTGCTGCCAGATGACCATGGGAATGCGCGCGACATGGGTGATGCCGTCCGGCTGGCTTCTGGCCTGGTGCTTATCGAAGCTGCTGGCCTGGCGCTTGTTGGCCTCGATGATGGGGCGCAGATCTTGCGTCTGGACGATGAGCGGCAGCCCGGTTTCGCTGTCGATCTCGATCGTCGTGCCGCGACGCGTGACCGGGTTCCAGTTGTCGTAGAGGTATTCCGTCATAGCGGTAATCCGCTATAAGCGGGGTGGCGCGTAGTTCCGACACTCCGCGCCACCCCTGACCACGATCCTACTGGAGAGGACCGAAGCTGATGCCATATGATGATGACGAGACGCGCAAGTCTATCAAGACCGCTTATATGCGAACTTGGGTTGCGGAAAATCGCGAGGCTCGCGCTGCCTATCAGAAGGAATATGCCCAAAAGAACCGCGAAGCCTTGCGCGAGAACCGGCGACGTTATCGCGAGAAGAACCGCCAAAAGATCAGAGAAGCCAATAACGCGTCCATACGCGATCAGAACGGCGAACTGACCGAGACTTACAAGGAGCGTCTTGAGGCCAAGACCGAAAAATGGCGCCAGGACTTGGTGGCTATGGCGGGAAGACCGCGACCGAAGGTGTGCGACATCTGCGGCGGACCACCTGATCCCAAGAAGGGGATGCACTACGATCATTGCCATCAAACCGGCAAGTTTCGTGGCTGGCTTTGCCGTAAGTGCAACCTGATGCTCGGGAACGCCGAGGATGACCCCTCCCGGCTTCGGGAAGGGGCCGCCTACCTCGAACGCTTTGGCTGACGTTACTGGTTCAAATCGAAAATCGTGGCATGTGCTTTGGGGGCTGTGGGACGAATGCAGCCCTCGAACACAACGCCGCCTTGCGAGTTGTCGCCGGTTTGCGCATCCTGATTGTTCATCGGAGTTCGCTACTCTCCAACCGCCCTTGCGGGCTGCTGCATGTCTCCATGCAGAGCAGACTATCTCATCACCTGCCGTGGCAGGGCTGGGCGCTTCGCTTCGCTTGAAGCTACGGGGTTGCCCCCTAGTCGTTACACCTTCCCCTTGCGGGGCTTGGCTCGGTATTACGCACAGCTTTCCTGTTTGCGCCTTCACCGAATTCACCCAGTTTTCGACAGCAATCACTTGCTGAAGGACCTAAGCCGCTACTAGCGAACGAATGGCGTTGTCGTTCGCCGCAATGCGGCGCGAGTCTTGCTGAATCATGTCGCGCTCTGGCAACGGTGCCATCTCGACATAGTCCGTAGATACAAGCAGTATTTGGTGAGCGGGACAGAAGCGATCCGGTGCCAGCTGTATCGTCCCGAAGTTGGTGCGGTAGACATCGACCGCGCCTTGTATGGTCATTTCCCCGGTGGGGCTGGCTTGCACAATATTTTGCGCGACGATCGGATTGTTGGTCCCACCCTGCGACAACGTTGCGAAATAATTCTTAATATTTCCGCTCATGATCGCCAATGTCGGATTACCCCCTGCCTGCCAGCATTGCTGAACGGCGGTGTTTACCACGGCGAGGGTGAGGTCGTAGGGGGTTCCGGCGGTGCCTGCGTTGGAGCCATCACCGATCGGCATGACGCCGGCGCCTGCGCCGCGTGCCCCGAAGTTGGTGTAGCAGGGCAAGCCGCTCATGTGCCTCGGGTCGGTGATGGTGCGCACGAGTGGCGAGGTCACGGCCAGCTCGAGGTCGCGCTTAACCTCCATCCCCCTCAAAATCATATTGCGGTTGTACTCGTCTTCGCCCCCGACCACGTCCACGACGCGGAGCGTGTTGGAGACGCCGACTGTGCGGGCGAGGATCTGGCAGACATTGTTGAGCCGCACCGGCTTGATGACCGCCTGCATCACGGCGGTAAAGCCTTCGGGCTGTGAGTTGTCGGCTGCCGGATTGAGTTCCTGCACGATCCATTCGGTCAGGACTTGTTTGGAGCCTACTCGCGAGCAGGATGAGACGAGCGGCGTCTCGTCGGGGTCGATGCGATAGATGATATCCGCGAGGTCTTCGCGTACGCCGACTGCGGCGGTCTCGATATAAGTGCCTGCGGGAGCGGCTCCCTGTGCGGGAACGGCCATGGTCTACTCCATTGCTTAGCACGGCGCGGTGCGCCTGGTGCCGGTTGAACCAAAATTGCTGGTTCGCAATGGAGCGACTGGAGGTCTGCTCGGGCGTTTACCGCTTGGTCTTGCGACTGCGGTGCGTGCCGGCGACCAACTTGGTCATCCTCGCGACTTCACGGCCCGGTCGTTGCTTGGTGGCTGGACCACTGCCCCCGACCGATGGCGGGACGCTACGAGCGTATCTACTGTGCCGTCAATACCGTCCGTTGCTGCTGCTGGCATTGGAGCGGCGGGCGCTGAGCAGGGCGGCGGCGTTGCGGGCATTGGGTCGTGCCTCGAACGCCTGTTCGGCCTGTTGCACCTGGGCGGCGGCGGCTGGTGGCGGGCGCACGCCACGCACCTGCGCGGTCTGGATCGCCTTGGGCGCGGTGGTCTTGGTGCCTTCCACCATCCTATCCCACATCATCGCTTTCAGCATGCTCTCGACGTGGCGCGGATCGGACAGTCCCTGGAGTTCCTGCCTCGTGTAGCCGCCCTTGCTTTCGGCCCATTTGGCAATGTCGCGCTGCACGGTCGAGCGCATCGCATCATCGCGCCAGAATTCATACTTTTCGCTCAGCATTTTGTTGCCGGCCTCCACCTGCTGGCTCATCGAGCGCTCGTAGGCTTGCTGCTGCAGCTGGGTGAGGGTGCCGAGGCGTTGCTGTTCGGCGGTGGCGGCCTGGTAGGCGGCGAACTGGCGCAGATAGCCCTGCGGGTCGGTATCGATCATGTGGGGATCGGGTGGGGCCGCGCCCTGGAGCTGCTGGCCGAGCTTGGCGAGTTCCGGCTGGATGTGGGGCAGCACGGTGGCGAGTGCCTCGGCCTGCTGCTGGAGTTGCTGACGCTGGACTGCCAACTCTTGGGTCTTGCGGGTGTAGTCCGCGGCCATGCCCATGGCGGTGCGGATCTGAGCTGCGGTGACGCGGTGGCCGTCGATCTCGTAGATGCCGCTCTCGGGCGCGTCCGCGGCTGGCGCTGTCCCGTCGATAGGTGCGGCTGGCTGCGCCCCTTCCTGCAGCCCGAGGGCTTTGGCGATGGTGTCGTAGCTGTCGGTGGGGACGGCGGCCTTCGCTTCGGTTGGCTGCGCTGCGGGCTGTGCGGTGGCTTGCGTCGCTGGCGTGGCGCGTGCCTCTCCCGGCCCCTGCTGCACGGGGTTGAGGCGTGCTGTGGGTTGCCCCTGCGCCTCGCGTGCGGCCTCCTGGCGACGTCTGGCGAGCAGGCGGCCGGCATCGGAGAGGCTGATGCTCTCCTGACTGGCCGGCGCGGGGGCGTTGACGACATTTTGGTTCGTGGCTGGTGCCGGGGTGGCCGGCTGGGCTGCTGCGGGGGTTGCGGGGGCAGCCGGTGCGGATGGGCTACTGCTACTCTCACTCATGGTTTGCTCTTTGCATCTTTATCGTTTAGTCGGACGATTGCGTCTCGGACCTCATTGAAGCGATACAGCGCTGCTGCAGAACCAGCGTGATCCAGAAATCTTCCGAGACGCATCTTCATTCGAACCGCCGCCCATCGGCCTCGCGCTGCTGCGTGAGCAGCGCGGTATCCAGGCGTGAGCGCATCTCGGTCGCGAGGTGATCGATGGCCCTGGCGAGATTGCGGGCGTCCTCGCGCTCACGGACATCCGTACCATGCACGGCAGTCTGCACCGCGCCGTCGCGGATGAAGGTGAGGATGCTCATCAGTTCGGCATCCTGCAGCAGCCGGTGGGCCTCGCCGCCGCGGCGCTGGATTTCGTAGCGTTCCTCGCGCGAGAGGTCGCTCAC